AAATTAGCTCCAAAAAGGAATTGTTCGGGTTATATCACTTTTCTGCCGCGCGATCAATATGTCTTTCGCCCATGTACGCATCAACAACCATCATCATAAAAAACGGCAGATCATTTGGATGCAAACCTAACCCGAATAAAAGTTCCACTACTAAGTTTCGCATCTCTGGCATCGAATAAGATTCTGGCATATCTTGCAGCATCTTCGATACAATTACCTCAATTCTTTCTGGACTTAATCGCTCTTTGCTCATCGCCATCGCTAATCCTTTCGTGATTTAGGTCTAATGCTCTCATCTAAAGCCTTTGGTTCCTCATATGAATAAAAAATATGCCGCCCAACACGAACAATTCTGTAGAGCTTTCTGCGCCACACTGGTCGAACATTTACAGTATGATAGTGATCAGCGGTGCTGTAAGGCAAAGTATCCGGGTTGTTTATGATCTTAACCGCAAGCTCTTGAGCCTTGACCCACGCCACTTCATCTCTGGGCTTCGGTGTTTTGTTGTTCCGATAGAACGAAAACTGACGATCTTGCGTAATGACATTGCACATAGAAGAGGGCCAGCGTGGTGACGCCATGCGATTAACAATCACCCTAGCCACCATCAACTGACCCAACAACTTCTCCCCGCGTGCCTCATGATACAAAGCGAGACTAAGGCACGCCGCCGCCGCTATCACTTTTCAATATCCAATTTATACATCCAATTCTGTAAAACTTGGTAACTTTTTAAACCTAATAAATTAGCAGCATTTTTTAAGTTCTTACTTTTGTCAATAGCTCTCCTAATGTAGTCACGCTTCACCTCGTCAAGAGCATAATGAATATCGTAATGCTCCTCGTACTGATCAAGAGGCAAATAATCTTGGAACTCGTCACGCAAATCCTCCAAGTCTGACTGGGTTTTTATGTCGCTCAAACGATCAAGCAAGTATCTAAATGTCGGTTTATTAATTTCCATGTTAGACATCTTTTTGTTCCTTTATTGCTAATCCTATGTTCATTGCTATCTGTGGAACAATCGCGTTCCCTAATCCTTTAAGTCTGTCCACCCTTCTGGATACCCCATTAGCCACTCGACCCACGTTGGGTTCAACGATCCAGTTTTGCCCATCTGTGAGTTTACTGCGTCTGGAAGACTGTTCGTTTCGTTGCGCCCTGCTGCCGCAAGCGTTTCCGCTTTGCGCCCCCCTTTGTAATCTCGTGCTAACGGAGTAGGCCACATTGACATCGTTTTCTCGTCCACTTGCTCTCGGAGATTGCTCGGTCTGGCTCTGCCCTTGCGATGACCCTCTTGCATCTTCTTCGTTGACTCCTCCGATCTCGGTGGCAAGTGATCCATCGTATTGGGCGTTGCCCACATCTTCTCCGTATGATTCACCGCGTCCCTTAGTTTCACGCCCCACCGAACCCCGTCCTTGTTCTTCCGACTGAACCTGTTGTTCTCCAGTTTCACATCCTGTGCTGTTCCTCCTTCCACGTCTGATGCTGACGGAGTAGGCCAGTTCACTGTGGGCGATGATCCATAATCTATCTCTTCTGTGGGGAGCGTTGACGCCGCAAGCTGGAACAACAAACGTCCTTGTGGAGTAGCCTTCGCTTTCCAAGTCAAACAACACCTTGTCGAGGCCCAAGGCGATGTGACCATAAACATTCTCGAAAACGCACCAAGTCGGTCTTTTTTGTGCAACAATTCTAAGGATGTACGGCCAGATGTGGCGGTCATCTTCTGAGCCTTTTTGCTTCCCGGCGACAGAGAAGGGCTGACAGGGGTATCCTGCTGTGAGAATATCGCAGTCGGGAACAAGTCTTTCTGGGTCATTAGCTAACTCCTTTACATCTGTAGCTATAGGTACGTTTGGAAAATTCTTTGCTAGGATTTCACGACACCACTTCTCGGTGTCGCAAAACAATATTGGTTTGGACAATCCAGCCCATTCAAACCCAAGAGAAAAACCTCCAATACCACTACAAAGATCAACGTGTCGTAATTGTCTTTCAGTGTTCATTTCTTTTTTCCCTCAAGCACGTTTAAAAGTTCGCGCTTGAACTCAACCGCTGCACCTAATTTATCTTCCGCAATAATGATGTCGATCACCCTATCAATAACGTAAGCGATCTCTACTCTTCCATCTCCCATCACCATAACTCCCCAAATACCTTGCGGAACACCTCATCAAGCATCTTCTCCATTTCTTCCTTACTCATCGTCTTCCTCCAATTTTCCAGTTCCATTGCACATATCGCAATCTATATCGCGGAAAGAATCAACCTCCACAGTCACTTCTAGTTTGCCGCCGCCCTTACATTCGGGGCAATCAACTTCTGCCTCCTGTAAGCCAACAACATAATTACCTATTTTACTCATGATATTTCCTTTTCTTTGCTAGATGTCTAAAGGTAACATTTATTATCTATCGGGGTCAACGGGCAAAATAAGAAATATTATGTTCGGGAAAACAAACAAAAAAACCCCCCAACATTACGTTGAGGGGTCAGAGAGGTGCAAAAGGACATCCCCATGTCCTTGTAAAAAGCTAACCTGTTCGGGTTAACCAATCAAGAGAAAATTCTCTTCCACCAAGGAACCTTTTGTTCGGGGGGCGAATAAGCATTAGAAGTCATCGGGATAAAGGTCTTTGTCTTTTTTAATCCCAGATTAGCAATTCGGTTCGTAACTGAAGAGGGAGTGCGTCCCAAGATTTCAGCCATAAACCGAACAGAACTGCCGTTCTTGCGCATATCCCGCAATAAAATATCTTCCTTACTCGTCCAAGCCTTATAAGTTTTCTTTGCCATTAAATCCATCCTTTCAAAATAGCCAAAAGCCAAACTAGCACCAAAACGGCACTAATTCCAAAAATTACTTTATCTTCCCAATCACCCCAATCCATCACGCATCAACTCCTTGTCGCTCTTCGATTTCATTAAGCGCACGTTTAAGCGCACGTTTAATGCGTTTTGATCGGTCTGGTAAAATCAAACCGTCTAAACCTTCAATCATCCATTCAATCTCATGTTTGGTAATTGACACCTGAACGGCAGGAACCAAGTTGATCCCGCCGTTGATGTTTGTTTGCTGTAAAAACCTCATGAAACTGCGTCCTCAATAAAAGCAAAGCCACCGCCGTTGCCTTCTTCATCTTGGGACAACACGAATTTAAATGTGTCATTGCCCTTTTTCATTGTGAACGTAGGCCATGTGTTGTGTTTATCGTATTCACAAGGAACCATTTCAAAATCAATGATTTTCGCTCCTCTTAACTGACCAAAATGTTTTTCATACGCATCATTACTCATGCCGCCATCTCCTCTGCTTCTGCCAACGCAACGCGTAACTTGTAATCGTCAAGGCCAAAGTCTTTGTAGCCATCTTCAATCATTTTATAATACCCACCATTCGGGGGTCTGTTTCGGGTTTTGTCGTTCATTTCATAAACAATCCAATCCGTATTGATCTTGCGCCTGTTGTATAAGTGCGGATAACCCTCAAGCTGATCTAAAGAACGCAGACAATCAAGAGTGATCTCCCACAAGACAACGGGGCAAATCGTTTCGGTATCGGGTACAATGTCGGCAACACCACGAAAAACCAACCGCGTATCGGGCAGATAAAACCCACCCAACGGTTTCGCCTTCGGGCAACGTACAGACATTGCATCGCGGTTCGTGTTCATTCCATAAGCCATATACAACATCACACTGTCTCCCCTTGCTCTGCACCAAACTCAATAGCCTCATCAATCAAGGCATCGTTCAGCTTGTTAAGGAAATCAGTGCTGAAATGATTGGCAATGACGCTTTGTGCGTAACCCGCAGAACAATTGGCGTCATAAGCCGAATATTTACAGAACTCGTTAATAATAAAAGAACGCATGGACTTGCGGTCATGATTGTTGCCCTTAATAAATTCCAGATTAGATCGGTAGTGACCCTCACCAAGATAAGAACCATCTAACCAACAACGGAATAACTGCCGAGTTGCGTGGTCGCCATCCATAAGGTCGCCGCCCAAATCGCGTAAAATGCGGCCTTTGGCGCTGCTTTCAAATTGTGTCATCTTATATACTCCTGTTTACTAGATGTCCCAAGTAGTACCACACCACATGCGCAAGTCAAGCAAAAAAGATAAGAAAAATTATGTGTTGATTTCATTACATTATTTACGTCAACTTTTTTCACGTCAAAACCTGACGTAGTTGATGTTGATGTGAATAATGTAAGTAAATCAAAGACTTAACCTGTTTACGTCAAACACGTCAAGTTTGCGTTTTGACGTGAATTATTCAATGAAATCAAACACTTATTTTACGTCAACTACGTCACCCCCTATACAGGGGGGAGTATATACCATCCCCCCCTGATGTTGTTGTTGATCTAATCTGAGCAATCCAATATGGGAACTATTGGTTTTATATGGACTTGATTTAGTTGAGCCGTGGGGATACTCTGAGCCTATTGAAAATCAACACAGGTGAACAAATGCCAAAGGTCGGGGATCAAGTCGAAAAAGGTGGACGTAGGTTGCAACCGCAACAACAGAAGTTTTTAGATAACTACATTCATAAAGACATGACCCAAACGGGAGCAGCAAGAGCCGCAGGCTACAAGTCGCCAAATGTTCGGGCTGTGCAGCTTCTAAATAACCCAGTTGTTCGGGAACGCATGGAAGAGATGCGGAACGAACTGGAAACTAAATACGGAGTGTCTGTGACTAAATCTGTTCGGGATATGCAAAGACTCCGGGACGAAGCATGGCAGGCCGGGAACTTCAGTGCTGCAATCAAAGCCGAGGAACTGCGTCTGAAAGTAACGGGGCTTATGGTAGCCCGTAGCCATGTAACACACGAAAATGTTGATAATCTAACGCGGGATCAGATCGTTGAGCAACTGCAAGAGTTTATGGATCGCGCTAAAAATAGAATGATCGATGTGACACCAGCAGAAAATCCCATAAAACCCGAACAAATCGACATAACATACGATAACGGGAAAGCCGCAGGGTAAGTGGATAACTTGGGGCGGGTCGGGCCACGGAGGCCCCGCAGAAACCCTGAGAGCCACGCTACAGGCCCGATTCGGGACTTTTCGGGGTTCGGGGTTCATAACTTGTTCGGGATACTCCAGCAGCCTTTAAATAGCCTCTAAATAAAATCAACTATATTCGGGATTCGGGATTAGTGCAGCGCTGGTCCCCGGAGACAACCCGACAAATTGTTCGGGATAACCTAAATACCAGCAGCGTAACCAACAGCAGTATTTTGTGTGCCAGTAGCTACCGGGAGTCTTCGGGGCTGGGAATAAGCCGATAAATTGTTCGGGTTAAAATACCAGCAGCAAACTGGGAGTTACCGGGGCCGCAGCGAATCTGGGTAATAACACGAACAATTGTTCGGGGCTGGGTAGCTGGGAGTCTGGAAGTCACCGGGGGCGGCGGAGTTACCGGGTGAATCGCTGGTAAAATCGCGGCCGGGGTACTTACTGGGAACAATTGTTCGGGTTCGGGCTGCTGGGAACCGGGGCCGCAGCAGGAACTCCGCCGGGCCGCGCTGGTAAAAACACCAGCCGCGGCGCTGGCGATGACAACCCGAACAATTGTCCGTCCTCCCGGCGACTCCCCAGCGGCGCAGCCCGGTGAATCTTTTCTATTGACATACCACGCCAGGTGGGATATTGTGGGAGTATTCTAGTAGAAAGGAAAGAAGATGAGAAAAGAAACTCTTAAAATTGAAAATGCAAAGCACGCATACGATGTGGAGGTATCAGCTACCGATAGTGTAGAGGTATGGGCAAACAACCGCACACAAGCTGGATCAATGGTTAGAAAAGCTGGCTATGATGTTCGATCAGTAAATATGATTGGATAAATAACATGAAACATTGGAGCAAGTTTAAGTCGGATTGGATCGCTGATGCGATGCAGTGGGGCAAGATGAATCGGGCCGAGGCCGAGGACTATTGGGATAAACAAGAGTATCGGGACTCATAAGGTTCGGGATTCGGGGTTCGATCCTTCGGGATCGGGCTTTGAGTCATCTATATATACATATATATACATATATACACATATAAAAGCGCTGCATCAGCGCTTTTTTTTTGCTCGCTGCTGGGAATAACCCGAACAATTGTACTATTTTTTACCAGCGGGAAGCAGCTTTCTTCGGGATTCGGGAACTGGGTATATCCGCGAACTTATATACCCCACCTGTAGACACGAAAACCCTTAAAAATATGAGAAAAAATGTCAAAATTAACCCGAATAATTTCATTTAATCCCATAAATTCCCTTGCTTTATGGGTCAAACTGACATTATAATAGGACATTATCTAGCAAAAAGGAAAAACGATAATGACATATTACTCAACAGACGTAGGAACATATTACGGCACACGCGAATTGTATTTCGCCAATTCAAGTGACCTGATGGATCACTTGCAAGATATGTACAAATGTACAGCAGATGAAATTGAGTTCAGTGTTGAATGGCGTGATGGCGAATTGTTCACAAAACACAATGGATCAATTGACGCTCAATTTTGTGAGAACCACAACACATCACACGGCATTGATAACGACTGTGGTTTAGAATTAACAGCTTTGGGAGAAGAATAATGATACACACATTTGGAATTGAGATTGAGACAAGTGGTGCTTCAATACCTGTAATTAAAAGAGCTTTACGCGATGCAGGCGTTCTTGGCTGTCCTGTAAAACCTGATGGCACGCCAAGAGTTGACGCTGAATTACCATTGCCACCACTCGCACCATGCGATTTCGCGTGGGATTATATCAAAAAAGTTTGTCGCGTATTGTCTGATGTCAACGCACGCGTCAATTCATCATGTGGTTTACACGTTCATATTGGCAACGCACCATTACTTGATAACATATCACCCACGCGTTTTTGTGGTGATAGCATTGCAAGCGTAGACACCACAGGAAGATATATCAGTGGTTGTTATGGTGAACCAATGGACGCGGTAGAAGTAAAAGACTTGGAAATACGTTATACGCGTCAGCAAGAGATTATCAATTCGATGTTCCCACGTTCACGCACTAACAACCGCTATTGCTATCCGCTTAACTTGCAAAGCATTGAGAACGCAACCACCATTCAAGAGCTTACTTTTGGCAAGTTCAAAGCGATTAACTTAGACACATGGCGCAATGGTACAATTGAATTTCGCCAAGCGAGTGGAACAATTGAAGCGGATAAAATTATCAATTGGGTTAATTTTCTTTTGAACTTAGTTGATCACACTCGCAACAACCGCGTTGAAAATGGTGGTCGAACAATTGATCACAATACACCTGAACAACCATTCCGACGCGGTGCAAGAGTTGGCGTTCAATATAACATGATGAGAACTGATGGCGGTGCAACCACACAAGAAATAATGGATGCCACAGGATGTAGTGAACAACGCGTGCGTGCTGCTGTTTCCGAAATACGCAACCGCGTTGGAGATATGGCGGTTGTTACTAATACGCAACAAGCGAATGGTGCAAGTTATGGCGATGGTACACATCACACATCATACACTGTTTTGTTCACATATACCGAACAAGGAAGCGGTGCATCACTATTGCCCGACCACCGTATTGGTAACCCGTCGATATGGTCGGGCGTTAGCGATGAATTATTTGAATGGTGGAATGACCGCATAATATCTTTGGGTCGCTGACCCCTGATATAAATATAAATACTAATTGGACCCGTTTATTACGGGTCCTTTTTTTTTGGGTCCCCTAGCTGTTTCCTACATTTATTCGGGATCGGGATTACCTAGACCCCGAACCCCCCCTAAAAACCTAGCGGTTATCTCGGTACTACTACACAGTGTTTTCCTCAAACAGTTCCCAGCAAAAACCTTTTCACCCCATCTGGGACTCCTATGCCCCCTCAAAAATTTTTTTCAAAAAAATCCATTGACCCCTCCCTTATCTTCCCATAACGTACCACTCAGAATAGAAAAGGGAGAAGGTTATGCCTACATTTGTGAGACACATGCGTGATGACTATCATGACGCGAAGAATGAAAAGATTACGCATGAGGAGCTTTTATTGAATCTTGACAATGTTGAGTTTGTTAAGTTCGACAACAACATTTATAGTGATTCAATTGCGATTGTTCATTTGTCTAGCGGAGTTAGTTTAGAGCTTTTGGCGAATGAGGAGAACATTATGACGGGATCGGACACTAAAGGTTATACTGGTTAATGCCTAAATACAGGTTAAATTACGGCGATCAGTTTGAATTTTTTGCACAGACTGCTGGTGATGT